GTTATATTTGGATTATAAGAAATACAATACCAACTCCAAGGTTTATCAGGGGTTGCTTCAATAATATCCATAGTTATATTTGGATTACGAGAAATACTATACCAATCCCAAGGTTTTTCTGGGTTTGCTTCAATAATATCCATATTTATATTTGGATTACGAGAAATACTATACCAATCCCAAGGTTTTTCTGGGTTTGCTTCAATAATATTCATAGTTATATTTGGATTACGAGAAATACATTTCCAATCCCAAGGTTTATCAGGGTTTGCTTCAATAATATCCCAAGTTATATTTGGATTATAAGAAATACTATACCAATCCCAAGGTTTATCTGGGTTTTCGTTTATAAATTTTATAAACTTTCCACTCATAATTTGTTTGGTTTTTCGTTCAATCACTTTATCCATTATTTGATTTATACAATTAAAATAAAAAACTTTTATAAATCAATTTTTTATTGATAAACATTATATAATTTGGGCATATCGTGATGGATGCATAGCAACCATTAACAATTCGTATCGGACTTTTTCCATAAAATGTGTTTTGTGGTTTTGTTTATATTCATCAAATATCTTATTATATATCTGTGTATGCTGTTTTGAAAATTCATGTTGTGTTATCAAGCACCAATTCCAAGGTTTATCTGGGTTTGCTTCAATAATATCAATCGTTATATTTGGATTTGATGAAAAAGTATACCAGTCCCAAGGTTTATCTGGATTATCTTTAATAATATCCCACGTTATATTTGGATTGGACGAAATACCTTTCCAACTCCAAGGTTTTTCTGGGTTTGCTTCAATAATATCCATAGTTATATTTGGATTACGAGAAATACAATACCAATCCCAAGGTTTTTCTGGGTTTGCTTCAATAATATCCCACGTTATATTTGTATTAAGCGATATCCAATTCCAATCAAAATCCCATTGTTTATTATAATTTGCTTCAATAAAATCCCAGGTTAAATTTGGATTACGCGAAAAGGCATTCCAATTCCAAGGTTTATCTGGATTATCTCTAATAATATCCCAAGTTAAATTTTCATTATATGAAAGAGCTTTCCAATTCCAATATTCATTTATATTATTTTTGATAATATTAACATCTATGTTTTCATTATATGATAATTCTCTCCAGTTCCAAGGTTTATCTGGATTATCACGTATAAATTCCCACGTTATATTTTGATTACCTGATATATAATTCCATTCCCAAGGTTTATCTGGATTATCTCTAATAATATCCATATCTATATTAGGGTGGATTGATATATCATCCCAGTTCCAAGGTTTATCTGGATTATCACGTATAAATTCCCAATGTAAGTTTGGGTTACAGCACATTTCGGTCCAATCCCAAGGTTTATCTGGATTATCACGTACATTTTCCATTGTTATGTTAGCATTACTTGAAATATATGCCCAGTCCCAAGGTTTATCTGGATTATCATTAATTAAATCCATAGTTATATTTGGATTACTAGAAATATAATCCCAATGCATTATATTCATACTTAAATTCAAAATAAAATCCCATGTTATATATTTATGAGTAAAAATTGCTGTCCAAACCAAAGATTTATCTAAATTCTCATTAATTAATTTTATAAACTTTTCACTCATAATTTGTGTTGTTTTCCGGTCAATCACTTTATCCATTATTTATATCACTTATATTATAAAGAATTTTTATAAATCAATTTTACTTTTCAAAATACTCTGTAGTTGGAATAAGACAAATATAGATTTTTACATCAAAATATTACCTCTATTGTTTCTCTCTACAAAACATTCTCTAGAGAGAAACAACCATCCAAATATAAACATATCATAAAAGATATTAAATATTTGTAACTAATATAAATCATAATGTCTAATACAGAAATGTCTAATACAGAAATGTCTAATACAGAAATGTCTAATACAGAAATGTCTAATACAGAAATGTCTAATACAGAAATGTCTAATACAGAAATGTCTAATTGTATAGAATGTCCAGAAACAAGAGAAGAATTTAAACAATTGGTAAAACAAAACGCAAGCAAAGTCGTAATAGTAAAAGGAAGTGCTACGTGGTGTGGTCCTTGTAGGCGCAGTGCACCATTTTTCAACGAATGCTTTAACAATTTAAATAAAAGTAAATTATTAATTAGTCTTGATGTTGACGAACAATCAAATGTCGCTGCTTATTTAAAAATTCGATCAATACCCATGCACATTGCTTATATTAGTGGAGAGAAGCAATATATAAATTCCAATAGTAGTGAAGAAAGTATAGCACATTTTTTCAAGCAATGTGAACAGTAAGCAATATTTGTGTAATATTACAATAAAGATTTATCCCATATGTATGTATATGGAACAACTAGATTTGAATATAGATAATTATGATTTACAAGATATTTTGGATTTATTCAAACTTGATATAAATTTCAATAAATCAGATTTAAAAGGAGCATATAAAATAACAGTACAAACACATCCAGATAAATCACGATTAGATAAAAAATATTTCCTTTTTTTTTTAAAGGCATTTAAAATACTTAAAAATATATATGATGTTACACATAAAGAGGATACGTGCACGCATTCACAAAATCGAGGAGAAATATATTATATAAATGAAAATAAAACAAATAAATTATTGGCCGACAAAATTAAAGATACTCCAAATTTTCATAAATGGTTTAATGAAACATTTGAAAAGGTTAAAATACAAGATGAGGAAGTAGATAATGGATATAATGAGTGGTTTACTTCTACAGAAAATATGAATAGTGATGATATAGCATCTCCTGCAGATATGGCATCTGCATTTGAAAAAAAGAAACGAGAAACAAAAGCATTAATAGTTCATACAGGTGTCCAGGATATAATATCTAGTTCCTCAGGATATAATTTGGTTCGTGAAGCACCCATAAATTACAGTTCAGATATATTTAGTAATCTTAAATATGAAGATTTAAAAAAAGCGCACACAGAAACAGTTGTTCCCGTAAATGACGATGATTTCCACAATAGAAAACACTTTAGAAATACTGATGAATTAATACGGCATAGACATCAAAATTCAAAAATGCTTAGTGAGGGCGAAACCCAACAAATATATCAACAACAACAGCAAAATAAACAAAAATCCAATGTCAATAGAGCATATAAATTAACAAAGCAATATGATGAAATTAAAAAGGCAAACAAAACGTGGTGGGGATCTTTACAATTATTAACAAATAAATAAATATTCATCACATAATAAACACGCAATAAAAATAATATATGAAGTTATTATTTTTATAGAAATAAAATAGTAAGGTATTATATATAATGTTAAAATATTTAACAGTGTTTGTAGTTTTAACCATAGTTGGAATATTTTATGATAAATATAAATTAAAAAACCAAAAACAAGATAATCTTAAAAACTATGATATTGTTAGAAGGTATTTATTAAATGAAACAGCATTTACTGGTGGAAAACCAATAATATGGGTTCATATTGATTATGAAATAAATTCTAGGAATTGGTTAAGTTTTGGTTCTAGAAATAGTAAACAATTAAACCAACCATATTTATATGTTACAATACAAAGTATAATAAACCAGTGTGGAAATGATTTTAATGTATGTTTAATTGACGATGACTCATTTACCAAATTACTTCCCGGATGGAATATCAATATCCCACAATTAGCTAATCCAGTTAAAACACATATGAGATCCCTTGCATTATCGAAAATTCTATATTATTATGGTGGCGTTTTAGTTCCAAATTCATATGTAGCTCTTGAAAATCTTCAAACAATATATGATATTGGAATGAAAAACAAATCTTGTTTTGTTGTAGAAACTATAGATAGAGGAAATACAGCAACATATGTAGAATGTTTTCCAAATCATAAATTTATAGGATGTTCAAAACAATGTAAAATAATGAAACAATTTATGTTATATCTTGAACATTTGAATTCTACGGATTATACAAATGAAGCAGATTTTTTAGGACAAGCGAATAGATGGTGTTATGAACAAGTATTGTCCAACAAAATGAATATGATTGATGGTAAATTAATTGGATGTAAAACAGAGAATAATAAACCAATTTACATAGATAATTTGCTACAATCATCATATATTGATTTTGATAAAAATTTACAAGGTATATACATTCCAAGTAATGAAATATTACGCCGAATAAAATATCAATGGTTTGCAAGATTATCCCCAGAACAATTATATAACGCAAATATCATATTATCTAAATACTTATTACTAACAAATGAAATTTAGGAATTTCTGGGTGAAGAATTACTACTAGAACAAACGCTAGAACAAGCGCTAGAACAAGCGCTAACATTACACGAAATTGTATATGGTTTATTAATTGTAATATAATATTCAATTTCATATGTTGAATTAGAATATATAATTTTACTTATAATATGAATATTTAAGTGTTTACATAATTGTCTAATAATGGTAGTAAAATTAGAATATGTTATTGGAATTCTATTTACATAATACTGTTTTGAGGAATAATAGAATGATTTAATACTATGTATGAATGACGGTAATACTTTTAATAATATAAGTTTTTTATATACAGATTTATTTAATATATAATTTTTTTGTACATCATTATAATAAAAATATGTGTGTATTATTTCCGTTAATAATTTTTTTGGAACATTATGTTTAAACAATTGTGACATAAACTGATATATATATATATATATATATTTCTTATTGGTATCATATATATTTCTTATTGGTATCATATATATTTCTTATTGGTATCATATATTACACATTAAATCATGAGTAAATAACAATAACTCTAGATTATTTTCATGAATAGTTTGAAATATAGTAATATATTTACAAATATATGGTAAAATTTTAAATTTTATATCATCTGTTAATAAATTTGTTATTTTAACAAAAGTAAAATAATTTTCGAGTATATCTATAACAGAATATCCTAAATCATATAATGAACTAAATTCTTTATATGCTAACGATAAGTTTTGCTCTACATACCAATAATGAGTATATAATTTTAAATTATCAAAACAAATATTAGTACATACATTTTGTAATAAATCAAGTGTTATATTAGATTCTAAAATTTTTAATTTTTCAAGATTATTTAATAGATGTTTAACTGAATTATCAGATATATTAATTAAAAATGTATTACATTCCTTGGAAAATATTAAATGCTCTTTTTTTTTTACTAATAATAAAACGTGCAACAATTGTAAATTAGATAATGATGGTAATTTTAATATATGTACACGAGATTGGATACTATCCAATACTTTTTGAATATTAGAACAAGATGAAATAAAATTAACATTATTGCTATATTTATTAATACAACTGCGCATAATTTGTTGCATTTGTTCATTTACATTATCAATATCATCAAATACGATTGTTTTTTTTTTTAAAAAAGTATTATTTGTTTGACAAAATGTAATAATATTTTGTCTAAATTTATGTATTCCTTGCTCATTCAAATTATTTATATATAATACATCATCTTTAACATTTTGATTTTCATAATATTCATTAATTATACATTGTATAAGTGTAGTTTTACCTGTTCCATTTGATCCAATTAATAACATATTGAGAGTTTCCATATGTATTAATCCATGAACAATTTGTTTAATATTATCAGATATAAACATATCATCAAGTTTTGTTGGCTGATATTTTTGTAAAAACACCATATATTAATAATTATTATGTATAATATATTTAAGTTTTTGTATTATAATATATGTATAAATGTCATTATACGAAATACTAGGAGTTAATAAAACCGCATCTTTTGATGAAATTAAAAAGGCATATAGGAAATTGTCATTACAACATCATCCAGATAAACGAACGGGAAATGAAGAAAAATTTAAAGAAATAAATGAAGCATATCAAGTATTAAGTGATGAATCTACAAGAAAACAATATGATATAAAACAACAATTTGGTGGAAATATGCCTGGAATGGCAAGTATGCCTGGAGTTCCTCCTGAAATAATTAAAATGATGTTTGGTGGTAATTCTCCCTTTAACTTTAACGTATCTTCAAATCAAAGAGGCGGGTTTCCAGGAAACGTAAGAATATTTCAAAATGGAGTTCCATTTCATAGAACTACTTCGTTTCAGCGTCCTGCTCCAATAGTCAAAACTATAGAAATAACATTACTTCAAGCATATACTGGATATAATAGTCCTTTAGAAATTGAACGTTGGATAATGGAACATAATATGAAACGGGTGGAAATAGAAACGCTATATGTAGATATTCCTGCTGGTATAGATACAAATGAAATTATTGTATTAAGACAAAAAGGAAATATTATTTCAGAGAAAAACAAAGGAGATATTAAGATATTTATAAAAGTGAATAACAATACTGAATTTATTAGAAAAGGATTAAACTTACATTATAATAAGCGAATAACTTTAAAAGAAGCATTATGTGGGTTTCAATTTATTATGAAATATATAAATAATAAATCATATAATATAGATAATACAAATGGTTCAATTATTACACCTAATTATAAAAAATTAATACCTGAATTAGGAATGAAACGAGGAGATAATAAGGGAAATTTAATTATAGAATTCGAAATAGTATATCCAGAAAAATTTACAGATGAACAACGCGAAAACCTATTAAAGATATTATAGTAAATTACATATAATAAGTATTAAATGGGTTCATGCTGTACAAAAGAAATAGATATATCACACGTAAAATACAAAGAAACTGCTATTTTCATTCCACCAATAACAAAAGCATATGTTATTAAAGTATATGATGGTGACACATTTACTATAGCAACTTCATTTCCTCATGATAAACAAATATACAGATTTTCTGTTCGTATAAGAGGAATTGATTGTCCAGAATTAAGAACAAAAAATAGTAATGAAAAATACGTAGCTCTTTTAGCAAAAAATTTTGTTACTTCACAAATATACAATAAATATGTCATATTACGTAATATTGCATATGATAAATATGGTAGATTATTAGCTGATATAATGATTAATAAGCACAATTTGGCAACAATGTTATTAAAGAAAAATATGGCAGTTTCATATGATGGTGGAACAAAAGTATGTCCTAAAAATTGGAAAACATACTATAATAAGGTAAATACATAATGATATATTATTATGTAATCATTCATACATATTTCTATAAAAAAAATTACACATATGAACATAATGTATTACTTAAAAAGTTATATAATACATTATGATATTCTACTTGTTTTAATATCACCGTCTACAACATATATTGAATTTTCAGTAATTATTATAAAATCTCCTTCAACCTTGTATATTTTAGATATAGGACTTGTATATTCATCTTCACTTTTAACTAATAATTTTTCACCACTTTCAGTTCGTATACCAATTAATGCTGACTTGTCCAAAGAATCTGTCCAATAATCAAACATTATAGGTTTATCTTCAATAATACCAATTTTTGCACAATGTTCCAATGTAATTTTATTTGGAACTCTATAAGAAGGTTGAGTTGTAATTTCTTCAGTCATAATTTATATAATTATATTATATATATCTTTAAATACTTATTTAAAGAAAAATATATAAAATAACTATATGTCATTAACAAATTTCAATTTACATACTACTGAAAATTATAACAAGTATTTAGATGAAGAAAACAACAATATATATATAAGTAAATATATAGAATTAATTCATCGGTTTTTATTACACAGTTCTGATAATATATTTATTCAAAATACAACATATCATAAATTTGTTATTCAACGTGGAATTGAAACAGTTCGAAATATATACAATATGTTATTATTATACACAAAAAATTTAGATTTAGTACATCATCATGTTCAAAAAGCATTTTGTTATTACGTTGAATTCATAGGTCAAATTGGAGATGAACATCATAGTTTTTTACAATTAAATTCCAAAGATGCGACATTATTCGTATATAAAAAGTCTATATTTGATATAAATCAAGATTATAGAAAAAAAATGGTATTAACAAATGATGAAAAAACAGTATTGATGTCTATTCATGATATAACATATAAATTTAATGAATGTATTATGCATATTATAATCAACAATGATGATTTAATTGATAATGGAAATATTAATAATCTTATTTTATTTACCATATCTAACATTACAAAAACAATGGCATATCTATTTGAAAATTCAAGTAATTTAGAACAATTGAAAGAAAGAATGGACATATTCAATATATGCATTCATACATTATATGAAAAAAGTATATCTTACACTAATATTTTTAATATTTTAAATATTGTATTTAAAAAATACAATAGTAATATACATTCTATACATCAAATGTCTAACAAAATACAAGGTGATGAGTTCTCCAATTTTGTAAATTTAACACCTTTACGTATAGCTAATTATATACTTATATGATATTATTAATCATCATACTTGATATCATTTAAAATATAAAGTCTTTTAATCTTACGTTTTGTTTTTTTCTTCTTTATTGATGCGTCAATTATTCCTTCATTTATGTCATAAAATTCTTTCTGAAAAATATGCTTTAGATAATTATATATTGTATATAAAACATATTCTTCACAATGTCCTACTATTAATACACTACCCGTTCTAAATATCATAAATGATACTTCAACACATTCTCCATTTCCATTACCAGAACCTCCTTTTCCACATTTTTTGGAACATTTACATATACCATCTTGTATTGAATGAGTTTTATTATAATAAAATTTAGATTGAATACCAGGATATGAACAAGGATCATACATAGTTATAAAATTATAATCTACTTTTAATTTTGATTGTAATTTATTGCGATTTATAAAATATCCACAATTAAAATTAGAATTTATTAATACGGTTTTAATTTTAGTTTTATTATATTCTAATTTGTTATCTATATATGGTTGGAGGGTTAGTATTAATCTATCTAATATTTTAAATAATAACACATCACTTCGTGCACCAGGAATTTCTATTTTACCTGTATTAAATACTTTTACGTGATATTCCTTAAACATATTATTATATTTTAAACGAAATATCAATGCAAAACAATTATAAAATGCACTTTTCTCCTTACATCTATATTTAATAAGATCCTTTTTATTTAATCCTATGCTTATTTTTTGAATATGTTTATATTTTATAATAGCTTTAGGATTTTCAATATGTTTTAATACTATGCTTGATTTTACCTTTTCTTTAGACAATATATTAGTTAAGTTAAGTGTTTCTTCCGGTGTTAAACTTGTAAATTTCATCTGTTTTTTTAACACACCTTCTTTTGGTATAGCATAATCCATTATTGGAATTTTCCAAAATATATCATCAAGATCAATACCTTGATTTATATAAGTTATCATAGTCTTTGTTGATATATAAATTTCACTACTTACAGGAATAGTAGTATTTATATCATTATTTATATCAGTATCGTTTATTATAGTTGCATCATATGTATCATTAATAAAGTTGCTCCATGCGTCATCGACGTTCATCATAGATGTTTCCATGTGTAGATAATATTATTGTTTATATTTCTTTAAGTTCATCTTATATCAATTATTTTCTGTATTATATTATATAATGAACGATACTTGTAATAAAATTATCAATAATCACATTAATATACCCAAACAAGGGCATATTTTTGAAATGGTAAATCCAGTAAATAAAAAACAAACTCATCCAATTAAGGAGTTTAGTTTAAAAGAAAATAATTTTAATCCTTCAAAAGGTTCACCTAATCTTTTTATGACAAAATTAGAGTTTAGAATGAATAATTATTTTAAAGAAGTTGCCTTAAATAATGATACTTTTAAATTATAAATAATATATTCAATTATATAATCTATGTTAATAAAATTTGAATGAAATATAAATTTCATAGCATCATAAAAAGCATCCACCATAGCATAATTTAATACTATATAATGACATAAATTAGTTATCAATATTTTTCGTTCAATATTATATTCAATGCTTATTTGACAAATATATGATTTAATAGATGAATTAGAATAATCTTGTTTAATTTTAGATATTATTTTATCATAAATATTGTTATTTATCAACTTAATAGTAGAAGTATTATGTTGATTTGCTTGTAAATAATTTATCATACTACGAATGTCTGATTTAAAATAGTATTGAATTGCCTCCAATATATCATAGGGCATATTTATTTTTTCTAACAATGTTATATTTTTCAAAAACATTAAAATTAAATGAGTAGGTAATTGATTAAATCTTAATTTTATGAATTCATCTTGTAAACATTTTTCAATTCGACTAATATAATTGCATATTAAGCAAAATGTAACATTTTGTTTATAATTACATATTAAATATTTTAACGCTTGTTGAGCGCTTTTAGTCATATAATCTACTTCATCTAATATTATAAATTTTGTCCCTACTCCAAATAAGTTTTTAGAATTTACGAATTGATTTATTTGATTTCGTATTGTATCAATTCCGCGTTCATCAGAAGCATTTAAATGAATAACCAAATCCTTTCCTTTTTCATCATTGGTTTTTTGATATTTTTTTATCAAATTTATTATTGTAGTAGTTTTACCTGTACCAGGTGGACCATAAAAAAGTAAATTTGCAAATCTTTTATGTTTTATAATATTTAATAGTATTTGTTTATTTGTATTATCAATTACTATTTCATCGAAATCATTTGGACGATATTTTTCAACCCACGGCACGTTTGCTGTATTCATTGTGAAATATATTATGGATATAACTTTATACTAATTATTTATGTTTTAAACATAAAAATAATTGATATACATATTATAATATGAATAATATAGTAACTTTGAATAATATGAATACTCATCAAGTATCAACCACCAATCATGTAGGATATTTAGAAGTTATAATGGGTCCTATGTTTTCTGGAAAAACAACTACTCTATTAGAATTAAACAAACAGTACCAGTATTCAAAAATGAATACTTGTATTATTAATTATAAAGAAGATACAAGATATGATGATACATTATTATCTACCCATGATCAACAACAAATCCCTTGTTTAAATTTATTAAAATTAAAAGACATAATTTCTTCAAGAAATATGGTAATATATAGAGTGTTTTTAATTAATGAAGGACAGTTCTTTCCTGATTTATATGAAGTAGTTAAAATTCTCGTTGAGAAACATAATAAAATAGTGCACGTATGTGGTTTAGATGGCGATTTTAAGAGAAATGCATTTGGACAATTATTACAACTAATTCCCATAGCAGATCAAGTTACAAAAAAATACGCTATATGTTCTGTATGTGAAAATGGTACTAGAGCATTATTCAGTAAACGACTAACAAATGAACAAAATGTGAAAGTCATTGGTAGTGACAATTATAAACCAGTATGTCGTAAGTGTTATTTGGAACATAAGTAATATATGAAGGACATACGTTATCTATTCAGGATGCAAATTCAGTATATAACTAATATTTTGTGGTTTGTATATTTACAATATATATTTAAACTATTTAAATTAATAATGTTTAGTATTAATCATAATTGTTAATGGAAGCTAAACCTATAAAAAAGAAACGAGGACGCAAAAGTAAAAAAGAACTTGCTTTAATTCAACAACAAATAGAACAAAAGGTACTAAAACCTAAAGTCCCTAAAAAACGAGGACGTAAACCAAAGGGTGGTAAATTAATTCCATCCAAAAATATAGCAAAACCAATATATAATATTTCAAAACAGAATATTATTCTTCATTTAAAATGTACCAATGAAGATCTTCAAGAAGATGATTCTTTTATTTCAACATTATCTTATGACCCATCAATTGAAAAAATAATGCCATTTAATAATGAAAATATGAATTTTACACAATCCGCCAAATATTTTAATATTGAAGTTACAAATAATTTAAATGCATTTAATGGTTCAACCGAACATTTTAACAATAAGATTATAAATAATAATACTACAACGTTGACAACGCAACCATTAGAATGTAATCATACTGAAAAATCTACGGTAAAACATGATAGTTCTTCTATGAAAATTATTTGGGATAAACTTAAAAAATTACAAGTAAATCTGCATCATAATAATATTTCAAATAAAAACTCCTGCTGTTTTTGGTGTACATATCCATTTGACAATCCGCCAATTTTTATACCTAAACATAAAATTAATGATCATTACGAAGTATACGGATGCTTTTGCACACCAGAATGTGCTGTTGCTTATTTATGCAATGAAAATATTGATAGCTCAACTATGTGGGAAAGATATTCATTAATTAATTCTATTTATGCATCTGTATATAAATATACAAAAAATATAAAACCAGCACCAAACCAGTATCATTTATTAGAAAAATATTATGGAAACTTGACTATACAAGAATATAGAAAGTTGTTAAAAAATGATAATTTATTAATGGTTGTAAATAAACCATTAACACAAATCTTACCAGAATTATATGATGATAATAATGAATTTAATGTTATAAATAAATTTCTAAAAAATAATAAACCTTACAATAAAACAGCATCAAAATATAAATTATGTAGACATACTAATACTCCTTTAATTAATAGTTCCAAAATTTTTGAATAAAATATATATATTATTTTTATATATATATTGCGATTCAAGAAGATGCTAGATTAGCATTATCTAAAAATTTACGAATTTCCGTATAAATTTGTTGATTCATAGATTTATTACAAGCAACGTTTGATTTTTTATATACGGTGTTATTAGGTTTCATGTATTCATTTATAACAGCAATATAATTATTGTTATGCTTTATAAGTTTTATTTTAGCTTCAGCAGAAGTATAGGTCGTTTGTCTAATAATTATTTGTATTATGTCCTCATCAGACTTACATTTAATATGCTCATTATTTGACACATCAAGTGTGTTTTCCATTCTATTATACTACATATAAATATTTTACCAAATCATATTAAACGATTGGAATATATATATGTTATATGGAATTAGACCTTGAACCTATTCTTAAAGATATATCTAAAATAGTTTATACACATATAAATAAAAAATTTTATGATCATTTTAAAGAGTTTTGTGTGTATAAAAACACTATTGAAGAACTTAAAAAATTGCCTTTAATTAATAAAATAGAACTAGAGAAAAAACAATTACAACAAGAAAATTTACGTTTACAAAATATGTTAAATCATTTTTCAACTACTACTAATATAGACGCGTTACCTAATGAGTTGAATATTCACACATCATTATCTCCAAAGGATAATTCTTCATCACACGAAAATATTCATCTTAATATTATTGATAATATGGTTAATAATTCACACAATAAAGATTATGATAATAATTCTTTAACACATAATGCGAATGATATTAATTTAGACGATATAAAATCAAACTTAACAAATTTATCTTGTGATAATGATATTAAAACATATTATACACAAGTATGGTTTCCAGGTCAAAACCGCCATACAGATATTCCTACTAAATATAATTTATATACGAATGAAACTGAAGGATTGAATGATCTGGAATTTATTAAAAATGCTATTGGTAATGAAGGGAGTGTTGAATTAATATCATCTGTATCTAATAAAATTGTAAAGGGAATATATAATTGCTATGTAGAGGAAGAGGAAGAGGAAGAGGAAGAGGAAGAGGAAGAGGAAGATGAAGATGTAGAGGAAGAGGAAGAGGAAGATGAAGAGGAAGAGGATGAAGATGTAGAGGAAGAGGATGAAGATGTAGAGGAAGAGGATGAAGATGTAGAGGAAGAGGATGAAGATGTAGAGGAAGAGGATGAAGATGTAGAGGAAGAGGATGAAGATGTAGAGGAAGAGGATGAGGATGAAGATGTAGAGGAAGATGCTGAGGAAGAAGAGGAAGAAGAGGATGAAGAGGAAGATGTAGAGGAAGATGCTGAGGAAGAAGAGGAAGAAGAGGAAGAAGAGGAAGAAGAGGAAGAAGAGGATGAAGAGGAAGATGCTGAGGAAGATGCTGAGGAAGAGGAAACAGATGCTGAAGATGCTGAAGATGCTGAAGATGAAGAAACAGATGCTGAAGATGCTGAAGATGAAGAAACAGAAGATGAAGAAACAGAAGATGAAGAAACAGAAGATGGAAAGGAAGAAGAGGAAGAAACAGAAGAGGAAGAAACAGAAGATGAAGAAACAGAAGATGAAGAAGAATTAGAAGTAAGTGAAATAACAATAGGAGGAACACTATATTATACTGATGATCCAAATAATGGTTCAGTATATGAATATTTAAATGATGGAGATATAGGTGATATAATCGGACAATTGCACAATAAACAATTATTTTTATGTTAATAATATATAAAGAATGGGATTACATAATTTATGTCCTCCAGCATTAATATATGTTATTTTTTCAGTAACACAGATAATAATTGATACTTTTAAAGGATTATATAACACTGCTTTTTTTAAAGTATGGGTAACTATAATATTTACTATATTATTAAATTTTTTATGTGAAAGTGGTTTAGGAATAATTTCATGGGTTATCGTATTTATTCCATTTATATTAATGACGTTAATTATTTCAATACTATTATTAGTATTTGGTCTTAATCCATCTACAGGACAAATTCAAATAATAAATCCAAATAGTGGTCCATCAAAACCTATCAAACCAGTTGATGTTCGTGCTGAATCAGCAAGACAAAATAATCAAGTTAACGCATATCCAGTTACATTAACATCTAAAAAAAAACCAGATTTATCTAAAACAGCAACAAGCATACCAGCAACTGATCCAAAAACAAGTCCATCAACCACTAATGTAAAAAAAGATATATCATCCGGATATGATGATGCCAAAACAAATATATCATCCGGATATAATGATGCCAAACAAGATATATCATCCGGATATAATGATGCCAAACAAGATATATCATCCGGATATGATGATATTAAAAAATTATTATAATAAATTATACTATTGTATAAAATATATAAAAATAATATTCATATATAATCATAATGTTTTTTTATGATTATATGTATTATAGTATTATGTCTGTATCTACGATAATAGTATTAGGTGTTGGAAGTTTTGTTGGATATTGTTACACTATTAATCCAAATAATGTAATATCAGAAATGAAATTTACAGCAATGGATATAGGATTATGGAGTATTAATAAATATCTTACTTTACAAGATTCTTATAATATATATATAAAGCCTTATCTGCATAATATGCTTTATTCTGATGATAAATTTAGATACATATATATTAAATATAATTGCAACCCTATTTATATAAATAATATTTTGGACACCACTATTATAAATAATTATAATCTATTATTTACAAAAATAGAAGATAATAACAATGAAGATAATAACAATGAATATTATAAACAATTATTTTCAATACCTAATTCAACATCATTATCAACATCATATAACATTATATATCCATTTATACAAATGGAATTAGAATATGAAGGAGTAAAATATGAATTACATAATGACATATCACTATATGGAATTGAAGGTAATATTTTCAATAAAACGTTTTTCATATATTTTATGAAAACATATCATAATAAAACTATTAATTCAATTGATAATTTTAATATACATTATATGGATAAAGATGTTAATATGGGAACATTTTCATGCAATGAATATATAAAAATAACATCCTCTGGATATAATATTTATAATGCTGATAACAATATAATTACCTAATGAAAATGATTTAAAAAATTGATAATTCATACTATTATAATGGATACTACAAATATAATGTCTAATTGTAGTCATTCAGCAGAAGTAGAAAACGTGTTTAATAATTTATATGGTAAATGGACTATGTACGCTCATTTACCACATGATACTGATTGGTCTGTAAATAGTTATAAAGTAATACAGGAAATTAAATATGTTGAAGAATCAATAGCATTATTTAAAATTATCCCTGATATTTTAGTTAAAAACTGTATGTTATTTTTAATGCGTGATACTATTAAACCTATATGGGAAGATCCACATAATCGTGATGGAGGGTGTTTTTCATTTAAAGTCAGCAATAAAAATGTTCCAAAAGCATGGAAACATCTTTGTTATAGTCTAATGGGTGAAACAATATCAACTGATATTTCTATTTTGAATAAAATAACAGGTGCATCTATTTCACCAAAAAAGAATTTTTGTATTATCAAAATTTGGTTATCAGATTGTAAAACACAAAATGTCAATAAATTAATTACTATTTCAGGATTAGACAATTATGGGGTATTATTTAAAAAAACCAAACCAGAATGGTAAATTATACATATAATTGTATTCAAATATGTGTATAAACTAAATATATTACATACTAGGTAACGGAGCTAGACATAATTTAATTTCTCCTAATGATGCTACGTTATATTTAACAACTAATGGTAAATCATTTTCTAACATAAGTTCAATAGAATTACATAAATTAGTACATTTAATAAAATATCCTAAATATTTTAATGGAAATTCTCCTTGAATTACCTTAGAGGAATCTTGTTTTTGTACATATTCCATATTACCATCACACTCAGACCGTCGTATTTGAACTTTAGCAAATGGACCAGATAAACTAAATATTAATTCATCACCTACCGTTTTAATTTCTAAACGATCAGATAAACTAGATAAATCACGTACAATTTTTTGAAAATCTGTAGAAGGAAGATTTATAATAGAAGAGAATTTAACATCAGGTACTTCTAATTCTTCATCATCTGGTTCTATTAATCGTAAATGTTGAATTTTACATTGTTTAATATTGCCATTTTCAAATTTTAATCCTAAAAAATTAATGATACCATCATTATAATGTGCCTTTTCTATATATATAGTTAATGTATCATCATTATCAATAGTATTTATTAATTTAAACAAATGAAACATATTTACCCCAATAACGATTTTAGGAAAACGACAAAAATAATGTTCAAAATTTTCGGCATTTAAAAATAAATGTGCTAAAATGGTATGAGATTTATCCATATTAATTATTCGTATACCATCTTGTTGAAAAGTAATATTTGTTTCTAACAATATATCTTTTAATGCTGTCATTAATGTTCTAAATGGAGCAATTTGAACGGTTTTTATTACTAACACACACGATTCTTGTTCTGCAATATTCATTTTATATATATACAAAGTTAATTCAATACTCTTTAAATACTTATGATGTAGAATTTAAACGCAAAAATATTAGAGATTATTTTTTATATATAACTAATAATAATGAATGATATTTCATTGAATCAACACTTATCAGAAACAATAAATACATTATTAATAAAATATAAAAATGATGAATATTTAACAGATAAAATAAATACTTATATATCAAATTTGGAAAATCATATATTATCTTTAAAAAAAGAGAAAGAACAACGTGATGATAGGAAAAATATATTGTCTTCATATAAAAAGGTTTTTATGGATCAGTTTTTAACAGAAAAAATATACTATTATATACCTGATTCAACCTTATTTATAACGTATGATAGTAAAAATTATACACAAATAAATGAAAATACTATTTGGTTAGAAATATTAACAATGGTTAAACAAAATAAAGTAATATTGCCTTGGAAACATAAAATAAGGATTGAATTAATTGCTAGTGTAAAAAAACAATTATTTATTCATTGTATACCTGAATCACATACGATACAATTAATTTTAAATATATTCTCTGGTATAATATCTACCAATAAAGATCATAGCAAATTCTTGCTAACAATCATAGGCGATTCTATTTTACGAAAAAGTACAAACAATACTTATTTAGTTGATAGTAAGATTAATACATTTGTAAACTCATTACAATTTCAAATAAATAAATTTATACGATGTAATTTTACAACTTCTTTAAAATATAAATATTATAATCATGATTATTCTACTACACGACTTATTTATTCTAAAGACCATGTTGATAAAGCATACTTATGGGAACATATCATAAAACATTATATATTTGATATTATAGCAGTATCGTGTCATTATTCTAATCGTTTTATAAATGCAGATAATTTCATTATTAATATTTGTAAAAATATTGATGTTCAAAATTATGTATTATTTCTTAAAAATAATACTAAAGAAACAATAGTAGCTGCGTTTTCAAGAAAAATGTTGCAAAAATGTGGTTCTCTCCATATAACATATAATGAAGCATTTTATTTATGGAAAACATATTTGAAATCTCTTGAAATGCCTCCTATATTATTTTCAAAAGAGCTGTTTCATCATTTAGGTAACATATTTCAATCATCAAATGAACAATTTATGGGGGTTACTAGTCCTAAATTACATTATGTAAAGGTTTTTAAACAATTTATGGCGGAAGTTATTATTATCAATGATATAACTGATACAAATGAAATTATAAGTACAAATAATAGTGTATATGTATATAATACTCCAATAAATTGCAACATTAATACATATGATAAAACTAATATAACATTAGATAGTTTTGAATTGAGTGAATTACTACAACTATATTCTTACTGGTGTGATAAAAATAAAGTAACTACATCTATTACCGAAGAAATGATATTATCGCTATTAAAACATTTTTATACTTCAATTGTAATAAAACAAAATAAATACATTTTAGGATGTAAATCAACTATGTGGAACAAAGAACAGGACATATCTAATTTTTTTACATCAACTACATATAATTTGAATTTTCAAGTATCATATAATAATGATTTATATCAACTATACTGCAATTATATTAAAAATAATAAAATAAATTTTACAACTAGTAAATCATATTTTAAATCATATTTTAAGATATATAGAGAACAAAATACTTAAAGGAATATAATTATATAATAATTGGGATAAATAGTATTAATGTTCGGTACCTGTTTAATTCTACGTTCGATAACCATAACGTTTCTTCTGTAGTGTAGCGATTTAGCATCTTGCCCTGTCACGGCAATAACCCGGGTTCAAATCCCGGCAGGGGGGAACACTTTTTGTATAAAACGTGCCTTTATAGCATAGGGGTAATGCGTCTGTCTTGTAAACAGAAGATCCTAGGTTCAATTCCTAGTGGAGGCAAATATTCTTGAATACATTATAGTTATTCAATAATGTACTTAAAATTAAATACTTAAAAATAATTCAGTATATAATACTAGGAATACATAGTATTAATGAATTAATTCCTAAACAAAGCCTTTATAGCATAGTGGTACTGCGTCTGTTTAGTAAACAGGAGATCCTAGGTTCAATTCCTAGTGAAGGCAAATATTATTAAATAATGTTATTTAATAATATATTATAAAATTATATTAATTGTAATACTTAACGTCTGCGTCTTCGTTTTCGTGTACCTTTACGTTTACGTCCACCACCACTTTTAGTAAGACGAACAGCACCAAACTTGCCTTTTTTGAATCCCCATCCAGCTTTCTCTAAACGTTTTTCGCGTTTTGCGGTCTTGTGTTTTCTGACAGAAACAATGCGTCCATTTTTATTTTTCATTAAATTCTTTTTTTCTAAACCTCCTTCAGTTTTCCATGCTGTTCCATGCCATACTTGGGCGCGAGAACCTCGTAACAAATCAAAAGGTTTTTTGTTATCTTGAATGTGATATTTGCCATCAGCGTGCTTCATATGTCTCTTAACCATTATTATACATAATATATAGAAAAAAAATTTCTAAAATAAAGAATTCCACCTATTAAATTATTATAATCACCTATATCTATTTCTAGATGCCCATGATATAACTTGGTTCGTTGTCATTGTATTTGAAGGTTTATTATAGACGCGCACCTTTTTAGGAGGTATAACATCTTTTACTAAAGTTGACCGAGAACACATTTTAACTACTGAATATGCATTTGGGTGTCTGCAAAATATATATGGTGATCCTGTGTATTTTTGAAGGCTCATTCTATATATTATATAGATAAATTGTCCTTATAAATTTCAAATACTTAAATAGTATATTGCGGGACAAATAAAGGAGGATCATATGAATTTGATAAATCTTTTATAATTTCATTGCAACAATAACTTTGTAATAATTCGCAATAATCACTTATAATAGGATGTTTTCTATTCAATATATTTGTATAATTGCAAATAGCTTTTATTGTGTTCATTAATGTATCACGAGATGTATATGATGCTGCTTGTATCATTTTTTTATGTTTATAAAACATTATTGTATCTGCGTATAAATTTATAGATACATTAAATAAATCCACAGCGTCTGTAGGAATAAATCGTGTATTATGAGATGTTATATTATTTATTAATGAAGTAAATTTTATACGCATTTGTCCTTGACTTATAATGAAATACCGACGTGGAATACCTGACTTGTTTTCTATAAATTTAAACAAATCATAATAATCTAGGTAATTATTAGATGTTTTCTTAGAAAATGTGTAAGATTTTCGATGACCATTTATATGTGGAATGTTTGATAAAATTACTTGAAAATGATTAATAGTACTCGTAGGGGACGAAGTATTATTCATAATTATCCTTTGATATTTGTTATACAATGTGTTTGACAATGTATATTATATATTATGTTTGTTGTAGTTTTCTATAGCGCTAAAAGGATTTCAATTTTATATCATATAAAATTGAAATTAGTTAAAACTTTATTATTAAACATAATACAATAATCAATATGGCTACTACACAAAACCAATTATCGAAAACATATCAGAAAAAAACTGATATTGAACACATTTTAGATGCACCAGATACATATATTGGTTCAATAGAAAATGAAGAAGTAAATAATTGGACATTTGATGAAACATCAAATAAAATAATGCATAAAAAATATAATTGGACCCCTGGTCTTTATAAATGTTTTGATGAAGGTATTGTAAATGCACGCGATCATTATATTCGTATGGAAGAAAAATGGAAAACCGACAAATCTACTAAACGAGTATCATATATCAGTGTTGATGTTAATAAAGAAACGGGCGTTATTACTATGATGAATGATGGAAATGGTATTGATGTTATTAAACATCCAGAATACAATATGTATATTCCAGAAATGATATTTGGTCATTTACGCACTTCAACTAATTATAATAAAGATGAAAAGAAGATAGTTGGAGGGAAAAATGGATTTGGATTTAAAATTGTTCTTATTTATTCTAAATGGGGAAAGATCGAAACTATTGATAACGTCAGAGGATTAAAATACGTGCAAGAATTTACCGATAATTTATCTGTTATTGGTAAACCAAAAATTACCAAAAATAAAAGCAAATCTTATACTAAAGTATCATGGCTTCCAGATTATGAACGATTTGGTATGAAGTGTATAAGTAATGATATGATTAATTTGTTTAAAAAAAGAACCCATGATGTAGCTGCTGTTACAGGAACGTCAGTTAAAGTAAAATTTAACTCTATACAAATTCCTTTTAAATCATTTGATAATTATGTCAATATGTATATTGGAAAAAAAACAGAAACAAAACGGATTTATGAAAAAATTAGTGACCGATGGGAATATGCTGTATGCTTAAGTCCAAATGATGAATTTACACAAATATCATTTGTAAATGGAATTTATACTAGCAAAGGAGGAAAACACGTAGATTATATATTGAATCAACTTACTCGCAAACTTATTGAATATATTGAAAAGAAAAAGAAGGTTAAGGTCAAATCATCTGCTATTAAGGAACAAATAATGTTATTTGTCAATTGTGTTATTGAAAATCCAGCATTTGATAGTCAGACAAAAGATACTATGAATACAAATGTTGGCAAATTTGGTTCTACGTGTAAAATAAGTAGCACCTTTATCGACAAAGTTGCTAAATTGGGAATAATGCAACACGCTATTAATATTAATCAAATTCGTGAGTCGAAAGATATCAAAAAAACCGATGGAAAAAAAACCCGTTCTATTCGTGGAATACCCAAACTAATGGATGCAAATTTAGCCGGATCAGCCAAATCATCTCAATGTGCGCTAATATTATGTGAAGGTGATTCAGCAAAGGCTGGTATTGTTTCTGGATTATCTAGAGAAGATAGAAATGTAATAGGAGTATATCCATTGCGAGGTAAATTAATGAATATTCGTGATGCTACAATGAAAAAAATAGGCAATAATCAAGAAATTAATGACATTAAAAAAATATTAGGGTTGGAAACAAACAAAAAATATTCGTCACAAGAAATGGTTAATACTTCACTCCGATATGGTAAAGTCATATTTATGACTGACCAAGATTTAGATGGAACTCATATTAAAGGTTTATGTATTAATATGTTTGATTCACAATGGAGTGAATTAATTAAGTTGAATGCGTTTTTAGGATTTATGAATACGCCCATTTTAAAGGCTAAAAAAGGCAATAAAGAACTATGTTTTTACAACGATAAAGAATATGAAACATGGAAACAAATGAATTCTACTAAAGGATGGAATATTAAATATTATAAGGGACTTGGAACAAGCACATCAAAAGAATTTAAAGAATATTTCAAACATAAAAAAATCATTGATTTTATCTCTGCAGATACATGTAGTGAAGAACTAGATAAAGTGTTTCGAAAAACACGGACTGATGATAGAAAATGTTGGTTAAATAATTATAACAAAGACTCTGTATTAGATACTAATAAACCTACCATATCTTATTCTGATTTCGTAAATCAAGAATTAATCCATTATTCAAAATATGACAATGAGCGTTCAATCCCTAATATAATGGATGGTCTTAAAACTAGTTTACGAAAAATCCTATATTGTTCTTTTAAACGAAATCTAACAAAGGAGATTAAAGTTGCGCAATTTGGTGGATATGTATCAGAACATTCTGGATATCATCATGGTGAAAAAAGTTTAATGGATGCAATTGTTGGAATGGCTCAAGAATATGTTGGATCAAATAATATTAACTTATTGCTACCAAATGGACAGTTTGGAACACGTTTACAAGGTGGTTCTGACTCAGCATCTGAAAGATATATATTTACAATGTTGAACCAAATTACCAAATATATATACCGAGAAACTGATGCTGGTATTCTTCATTATTTAGATGATGATGGAACACTGGTAGAACCCGATTTTTATGTCCCAATTATACCTATGATTTTGGTAAATGGAACAACTGGTATTGGAACCGGATTTAGTACAGATATTATGTGTTATAATCCATTAGATATCATTGAATATATACACAAATATTTGTTAGGAGAAAATACAGATATAATTACATTGGCGCCATATTATAATGGGTTTAAAGGTGATATTATAAAAATAGAAGATTATCGATATATGTTCAAGGGTGTATATAACATTATTAGTAAAAATATTATACACATTACAGAGTTGCCTATTGGAACATGGACTGAAAATTACAAAGTGTTTTTAGAAAAATTATTAAATCCTGGTGAAACAAAAAAGGGTAAAAAGATAAAATCCATTATCAAAGATTATAAAGATATGAGCACAGATACATCAGTTGATATTACTATAACATTTCAAAATGGAGAACTTGAAAAATTACTAAACCAAACATTTGATAATGAATGTAATGGAGTTGAGTATAAATTAAATTTAACTACAACACGAAAAACAACAAACATGCATTTATTTAACGAAAAACAACAATTACAAAAATTTAAAACGGTAAAGGATATTATAGATTATTATATACCAATCCGCCTATTATATTATACCAAACGAAAGGTATATTTAATGGAAAAAATACAGCGTGAAGTATGTTTAATTACAAACAAGGCAAGATTTATAGAGGAGCAATGTAATGACACGTTGGATCTTAGACGCAAGAAAAAAGGCGATATTATCAAATTGCTTACAACCAAACAATATGATATAATTGATGATGATGAAGAATATACATATTTACGCAATATGCCAATAGATAGTGTTTCTGAAGAAAATATTACTAAACTATTACAAGAACGGGACAATAAGAAATTTCAATTACAAACATTACAATCTACAACAGAGAAACATATGTGGAACCGCGAATTAATAGAATTAAGCAATCAATATATTAAATATACAAAGGCACGAGTATCACGACAAAATGGAGAAGCAATTAAAATTATTAAAAAGGTAAAGAAGGTAAAGAAGGTAAAAAGGTAACCATATTATATTGTTATAAATAATGAATAACTCTATAATAAATATGTAATAAATATGTAATGTACATCATAATATAACTATTTAGCTATTGATATATCCAAGGTTATCAATATATAACTTTTTTTAATTAAACATACTGTTATTGGTTACACCATCCCATGTAACGCCACATCCTTTTGCCCACGCATTTTTGTTTTTTAAACCAGAATTTCCCTGCCAATTAGGACCACTAAAATCCATTGGTGATGTACAATTAGTTCCTAAATCCTTTACATTTTCACATTTTTGAACACCTACAACTTTCCAATAGTCGGGACATTCAGCAATTTCTGGTGGATAATCAAGAGTAGATTTAGCTTTGTAAAGTAAAAATCCAATAACCACCAAAATTAAAATAAGTACTATTAAAGCAATTGTTATTGTAATTCTTTGAAAATTCATTCTTATATATTAATATTAAATATTATTTTTTCTTCTTAAATAATATATAATGAATTCCGACCCAAATGGACGAGTTAATATTTTAAATCCAAATACTCAATATCAGTTTTCTTTATTTAAAACTCCTGGAAACAATGAAGCAACATCATACAACGACGCATTAGTAGGTAATTGGAATGACACTGTATTATCTAATGCTTTCTTTAGCAGTAATAATATGCAAATAATACAAAATGGTATACGAGCAGGTGTATTTAATATGTCAAATAATAGATATAATGTAGCACCTCAAGATGAAACAAATCTTAAAATTATAATGCGAAGTATATTTTTACAAAATGCACGCAATAATCCCAACAATATTACAGAGCAAATTAATGTATTGAATAATTTAGTATTAAAATATTGTATTCCTAATGTATTTAATGAAGCGACCGCATATATTAAATATAAAAATGATGTTAGCACATTAGCCGTGCCAATTAAACGACCTGTTTTTGTTGGTGTTAAAGGAGATAAACAATTAGAACTTAAACCATGGTTTTAAGTCTTCATCAATGTGAACCATTGGAAATAAACACATAATATTTTCTAATATTTTCTAATATTTTCTAATATATCAAATGGTATAAACATTTTATATATATAATATTATTACATGGAACAACTAAACCTTAATAAAATATTACATAGAGAGAAGTTAGAAACACAACTTAAAAATAACTTAATTCATTTTGAACAAAACAAACAACTACTAAACGTTAGTAGAGGATTTTATGTATATGGAAATCCAGGTGTTGGGAAAACAATGTTTGTTAAGAAGATATTAAAAGATTTATCATATGACGTGATTATGTTTGATTCAAGCGATTTAAGAAATAAACATGCAATTGACACTATTACAAAGCATAATATGTCTGATAGAACCATATTATCTATGTTTACAAATAAACCTAAAAAAATTGCTATTATAATGGATGAAATAGATAGTATGAATACCGGAGATAAATCAGGTATTACAAGTCTTATTAGCTTAATACGAGCGAAAAAAACTAAAAAACAAAAATTAGAGGCTTCTACTATGGTTCCTGTTATTTGTATTGGCAATAATCACCGTGATAAAAAAATTAAAGAATTAATTAAAGTGTGTACAAATATTTATATTCAATCTCCTACAAATATGCAGGTCAAACACATCATTCATTTATTAATGCCTACTCTAGATAGTGTACTTATTGATAATATAATCAAACTTATATCAGGAGATTTAAGAAAATTAACCTCTTCCCATAATATTTACAAAAAACAGCACCAACTTTTAAAAAATGAAATCATACAAAATATATTTCAATCTAAAACTAATAGTGAAGATACTAAACATATAACTAAAAAATTAATTAATAATAGAGTCACTTTTAATGAACATAACATTATTATAAATGAAACTAATAGAACAAGTATAGGTCTGCTATTTCATGAAAATATCATTGATGTTTTACAAAATACTCCAGTATCTACAAGCATTCCATTTTATATAGATGTTTTAAATACTATTTGTTATTCCGATTATATTGATAGAATAACATTTCAGAAACAAGTGTGGATATTTAATGAAATTAGTTCTCTAATGAAAACCATACATTGTAATAATAAACTTCACGATTATATGGACGATTCAATTAATTATAATCCAGACGAAGTTAGATTTACAAAGGTTTTAACAAAATATTCTACAGAATATAATAATATGACATTTATTCAAACTTTATGTAAGAAATTAAATATGGATAAAAAGGATATGTTTACATATTTTTTACATTTGAGAAATGAATATTCTATGAACGAAATTTATATACAATTAGAGATTTTAGAAATTCAAAAATTGCATATTAATCGAATTTATAAATTTATTGATAGATATACATTGATTTCGGAAGAATAAATATAAAAGTTAAAACTATATATATATATATATATATATAAATGGCAAGTTTTGATATTTCTAATATAACATCGTGGCAAGCTGCTTGTGAAGTTTGGAATACATCCGCATCACCAACTATATATATATTAAGTGCAAATACAATATTAGATGTATCCTCGTTAAATGCATTATCCGATACATCAAATAATTTTACTAATTTTTCTGGAACATTTGATGGTTGTGGTAATACACTAACATTAGATGGAACTGGAACAACAGATATTTCAAAATCATTATTTATGGATTTAAGTGGAGGAACTATACAAAATTTTACATTTGATATATCAGGATGTCATACTGATACGTCTATGAATGGATTTTTAGTTGGTAAATTAGATCCAGAATTTACCGATTATGGAAATTTTTCTGATATTTATGTTAATAATATTGGTTCAACATTGACAGAGGATGGTGGATTTATGACAGGATCAAATTTTGGTTATCATACTGACAAAATTATAGATATATGTGGTTGTTCTTTTACTGGAGACATAAATGCATCTTATAGTGGCGGATTATTTGGAAGGGGGTCATTCCAGGAAATGTCTGGAAATATAACAATTCAAAATGTTGAGATTAGTGGTAATATTAATGGTAATGTAGCTGGAGGGTTGGGAGGAGCCTTTTTATTTGATGGATGTACAACAAATGCAACTATAAATGTTTCTAATTGTAATTTTACTGGGAATGCGGTAAATGATTCTGGAGGATTATTTGGAGACGCACTATGTCAATCAGGTAATGGAACTGTAACTATTCAAAATTGTGATATTAGTGGTATTATTGGCGTTAATGGTGCCGTCACTCTCAACTCGGGCGAGAGTTCCCTGTATTCAGCCATCACAGACGGCACCTACGGCTACTTTGGCACTAACACTGACCCAGGCAGAGTGGTGAAGGTTCGGCTCTCTGATATGACCCGTGTCGGTGCCGTCACTCTCGACACGAGCGAGAACCAGCTGATTTCAGCCATCACAGACGGCACCTACGGCTACTTTGGCACTAACACTGACCCAGGCAGAGTGGTGAAGGTTCGGCTCTCTGATATGACCCGTGTCGGTGCCGTCACTCTCAACTCGGGCGAGAATGGGCTGGAGTTAGCCATCACAGACGGCACCTACGGCTACTTCGGCACTTGGACTGACCCAGGCATCGTGGTGAAGGTTCGGCTCTCTGATATGTCCAATGTCGGTGCCGTCACTCTCAACTCGGGGGAGAGTAACCTGCTTTCAGCCATCACAGACGGTTCCTTCGGCTACTTCGGCACTTACACTTCCCCAGGCAAAGTGGTGAAGGTTCGGCTCTCTGATATGTCCAATGTCGGTGCCGTCACACTCAACTCGGGCGAGGATGGGGTGCGTTCAGCCATCACAGACGGCTCCTTCGGCTACTTCGGCACTTACACTTCCCCAGGCAGGGTGGTGAAGGTTCGGCTCTCTGATATGTCCAATGTCGGTGCCGTCACTCTCGACACGAGCGAGTATCAGCCACTCTCAGCCATCACAGACGGCACCTACGGCTACTTCGGCACTCTGAATTCCCCAGGCAAAGTGGTGAAGGTTCGGCTCTCTGATATGTCCAATGTCGGTGCCGTCACTCTTAACTCGGGCGAGAGTTCCCTGTATTCAGCCATCACAGAAGGCACCTACGGCTACTTCGGCACTCACACTGACCCAGGCATTGTAGTGAAAGTTCAGCTCTCTGATATGACCCATGCCGGTGGTGGGGCGGCAGGAGGTATAGGGTCGTCTAACTCATTTTTTGGATGTGGTACATCGTCTAATATTGATATATCTAATTGTAATTTTAACGGAGAAATAGATGCATCTAATTGTGGAGGATTATTTGGACCAAATTTATACAGAGGTGGTGCTGGGAATATTACTATAAAAAATTGTGACATAACTGGAAATGTTAATGGAAACGTGTCTGGTGGAATAGGGGGGAGAGCAGCTTTTGCTACGTGCCCTTCAAACGCAACTATTAATATTACAAATTGTAATCTTATTGGAGATATAAACGGAAGTTATTCCGGAGGACTATTTGGGTCTAATAATGGTGACGAAAAAGCTATGTGTTATGAGAGTGTTGCACATATAATTATTCAAGATTGTGATATCAGCGGTAATATTACTGGTTCATCCTCAGGTGGTTTAGTAGGAAAGTGCGCATTTCAAATAAACCACTCCCTTCCTGATGGTAATAGTATAGATATTTCTGGATGTTCCTATACAGGTAGTATTAATGGTTCATACTCAGGAGGATTATTTGGAAACAATGTAGCATCTGTATGCACAATGCCATTTAACCTACATAATTGTAATATAACCTCTACATTATTAGGGGACTATTGTGGTAGTATAGCAGGAGGACAAAATTTTTCTACTAATTGTTGCAACTTTTGGAGTATTAATAATAATAATATACAAGTTGATTTACTTGGAGATTATTGTGGAGGATTGTTTGGAAATTGGCTTTTACACCAATCATTCGGCAATATGCATTTACAGATTAAAGACAATACTATTTTAATTAATGATATAGATACAACGAACCGAACCGCCGGAATTTGTACATATGATAGTTCCTCCCAGGGCCCCTCCGGAGTTTCTTTATTGTTTGAGAATAGGTTATGCAGCTTTAGTATTTTAAATAATAATATTTCATCATCTGTATCTGTAGATAGTTCTACATTTGGTGGAATATTTTATACCGTTTATAATTTACCTTTGGAAACTCCTACAGGAGTTGGAACACTTACTATTACAGATAATAATTTAAGTGGTTTATTATTAACACCTATTCCTGAAGTTGATATAGTAAATAATGTTTTTGGACCAGACTTTACAGCACAAATTCA